AAATTAACTATACCAAATGTTGAGGTGTTTTTTCATGTTTAAACGTAATGTCAAACTCCTATTTTAAATTCTACAAGCACTTGCATGTTTTAAGCTAACTACGATTTTGTTGGTGCGAAAGTTGAGTTATTAATAATGAGGGGGCGAAATATATGAGGAAAATACTATTTATTACGTTATTTATTATGTTTACAGGTCTGGCAGGCTGCTCAGGAGACAATCAAGCTAACGGTGACGCTGAAGGCGGAGAAGGAAGCTTGGATATTGTAACAACTTATTCAGTTGTTTATGATATTGTCAAAAATGTGGCCGGCGAGCATGCTGATGTACAGAATCTTGCACCAATCGGATCCGATCCGCACCAGTATGATCCGCTGCCTGAGGATGTTCAGGTAGTGACAGATGCGGATGCCGTGTTCTATAACGGGTTGAATTTGGAGGCGGGCAATTCATGGTTTGAAAAAATGATCCAGACGGCTGGTAAAGACGGTGAAGATGCTCCTGTCTTCCCTATTAGTGAAGGGGTGGAACCGAAGTTACTTCAATCCGGTGGTCACAAAGGAGAGGAAGATCCACACGCATGGCTGGACGTCCAGAACGGTATCACGTATGCCAAAAATGCACGGGATGCTTTAATAAAAATTGACCCGGATCATAAGGAAGCCTATCAGGAAAATGCTGCTGCATATATTGATAAGCTTGAAGAATTAGACGAAAAAATCAAACAGAAAGTAGCCGAAGTCCCGGAAGATAAACGATACTTAATAACCAGTGAAGGTGCGTTCAAGTATTTTTCCGCAGCGTATGGTTTTGAGGCAGCCTATATTTGGGAAATTAACGATGAAAATGAAGGAACACCGGATCAAATTAAATCAGTTGTGGATTTGATTGACGAAAAAGATGTGCCCGCATTATTTGTGGAAACAAGTGTCGATCCGCGCAGTATGGAAACCGTATCGGATGAAACCGGGGTTCCCATTGCCGGAGAAATCTTTACCGATTCATTGGGAAAACCTGGCCAGGAAGGGGATACGTATATTAAAATGCTGGAGTGGAACGCGGATATGATTGCTGAAGGGTTAACAAACTAAGCTTTTCAGCTAATAAGCTCGCTAATTCTGAATCAATTGGAGAGTACCCTGTCGGGGAACTGCGTTAAAAGTGAACAAAGTAAAAAGCAGAAAATAGGATAAACAAATAAGACGATGGTGGAGTTTAAGAGCACCACCATCGTCTTATTTGTTTTTTGGAATCATCTGTTACGTTTTGGGCTTTGTTGGAATATAATAAAATGATTGGCAGAAAAATTTACCTGAGTAATTATGATTAATATGAACAACAAAGAAGGTGGATCAACCATGTCACATGATGTGCTGCTGGCATTTCTGTTTACATTACTTGCCGGCCTGGCAACCGGTATCGGCAGTGTGCTGGCTTTCTTTGCCAAAACTACCAATACAAAGTTTTTATCATTTGCACTCGGCTTTTCAGCAGGTGTCATGATTTATGTATCGATGATCGATATATTCCCTAAAGCCCAGGATGCATTAACAGGTGCTATGGGTGAGGAAGGTGGAAGCTGGACGACGGTCGCCGGTTTTTTCGGCGGGATTTTGCTGATCGCTATTATCGACCGCTTTATCCCCAAGCAATCCAATCCGCATGAGCTGAAGTCAGTTGAAGACATGGACAAAAACGGTTCGGTAATAAATGATCCTGCCTTGCTGCGAATGGGCACGTTTGCAGCTTTGGCGATTGGGATTCACAATTTTCCTGAGGGCATTGCTACATTCATGTCAACGCTTCAGGATCCGGCTTTGGGCATCGCCATTACATTCGCCATCGCCATTCATAACATCCCTGAAGGTATTGCTGTCTCTGTCCCGATTTATTATTCGACGGGCGATAAGGGCAAAGCTTTTCGCTGGTCATTCTTATCGGGGCTTGCTGAGCCTGTCGGAGCACTGGTGGGTTTTTTCGTATTGATGCCATTTCTCAATGACATCATGTTTGGCGTCATTTTTGCAGCAGTCGCCGGCATTATGGTTTTCATTTCGCTTGATGAACTCTTGCCGGCTGCCCGGAAGTATGATGAGGCACATGTATCGATTTACGGTGTGGTTGGCGGTATGGCTGTTATGGCTCTCAGTTTGCTGCTGTTTATATGAAATTGTCTTTCGTTCAAAAATTGCCTGGGATTCTTTAAATACCTCAGGCTTTTTTGAAACGATGGAATGATACAAGTGTCACGGCGGTTAGTTGGAAGGACTGAGGAAAGGAAGATGACCTCATTGCCAATTGGCATAAGGGTTTTTTTTTGGTAAAATAAGTACCATGGAAGTAGTAGGAGGGCGCACGTATGCCAAAAGGAACTGGAAAGACACTTGCACAAAATAAAAAAGCACGGCATGATTTTTTTATAGAAGAAACGTATGAGGCCGGGATTGTACTGCGGGGAACGGAAATTAAGTCAATTCGCGCTGGCCGTATCAATTTAAAGGATTCACACGCACGGATTGATCACCGTGGTGAAATGCAACTTGTTAATATGCATATTGCGCCGTATGAACAGGGAAACCAATTTAACCACGACCCGACGCGTTCACGCAAGCTGCTGCTGCACCGGAAAGAGATTGATAAATTGGTCGGTTTGATTCAACAGAAAGGTTACTCACTTGTGCCACTTAAGGTTTACATTAAAAATGGCGTGGCCAAAGCGCTGATTGGTGTTGGCAGAGGGAAAAAGAAATATGATAAACGCGAAGATCTAAAACGGAAGCAAATGAAACGTGATGCGGATCGTGCCGTTAAAGAAAGCATGCGGTAGTTATGAATCTTCATTATTTTAACAACAAAATAGTTCTTTAAACTGTCTCCTTGTTTAATGTTTGGAAGTATTACCTGCCGGGAATTGGCTAAAAAGGTAATTGAGCATTAAACAAGGAGGATTTTTAAGTCATGAGCGATAAGCGCAACAATAACGGCAACAGTAAAGACGAACAGCTGGAACAGTTTCGGAGTGATGAACGCGATAAGCACATGACAACAAATCAAGGGCTGAAGGTTTCGGAAGATGAGTTTTCCCTGAAAGTAGGGGAGCGCGGCCCCACCCTTATGGAAGACTTCCATTTTCGAGAAAAAATGACCCACTTTGATCATGAACGGATTCCGGAAAGAGTTGTTCATGCTAGGGGATATGGCGCTCATGGTGAATTTGAACTATATAAATCGATGGAGCCTTATACAAAGGCTGGATTTCTACAGGAACCAGGCTCTAAAGTTCCGGTATTTGTCCGGTTCTCCACTGTAGCTGGTTCTAAGGGATCTCCGGATATCCCACGGGATGTGCGGGGGTTTGCAACGAAATTTTATACAGAAGAAGGAAACTTTGATCTGGTCGGTAATAATATGCCGGTGTTTTTCATCCAGGACGGAATCAAGTTTCCTGACCTGATCCATGCAGTTAAACCGGAACCTGATACCGGTTATCCGCAAGCAGCATCAGCACACGATACGTTCTGGGATTTCATAGCAAACAATCAGGAGTCAGCACATATGATGATGTGGCTGATGTCGGATCGGGCTATTCCAAGAAATCTGCGGATGATAGAAGGTTTTGGTGTTCATACATTCCGGTTTGTTAATGCAGAGGGAAAATCCCATTTCGTGAAGTTCCATTGGAAACCAACGCTTGGTGTTCATTCTACAGTGTGGGACGAAGCTCAGAAAATAAATGGTAAAAATCCTGACTTTAACCGGCAGGACTTGCATGAATCGATCAAAAACGGTGATTATCCAGAGTGGGAACTCGGCGTGCAGGTTGTTCCGGAAGAAGATGAATTTAAATTTGATTTTGATGTGCTTGATCCAACCAAAATCTGGCCTGAAGAAGACGTGCCAGTAGAAATCATTGGAAAAATGACTTTGAATCGGAACGTTGATAACGTATTTGCTGAAACGGAGCAAGTGGCTTTCCATCCGGGACATGTTGTTCCAGGGATCGACTTTACCAATGATCCGTTGTTACAGGGCAGATTGTTTTCTTACACGGATACGCAATTGATACGTCTTGGCGGACCCAACTTTCATGAACTGCCGATCAATCGGTCGGTTTGTCCGTTTCATAACAATCAGCGTGATGGTTATGGCAGACAAACCATCAATGTTGGGAACACCAGCTACCACAAAAACTCCCTGTCTGATAACCACCCAAGACCGGCATCAGAAGAAGAAGGTGGCTATGTTCATTATCAGGAAAAGGTAGAAGGCCGAAAAATTCAAGCCAGAAGTGAAAGCTTTAAGGACCACTTTTCACAAGCTGCCTTATTCTGGAATAGTATGAGCGAACCGGAGAAAGTTCATATAAAAGAAGCGTTTAGCTTTGAACTTGGTATGGTTCATGACAAGGATATCAGACAGCAGGTTGTGGACATGATTACGAACATTGATCTAAAACTCGCCAAAGAAGTCGCAGAAAATGTTGGTGTGACAGCCCCGGTAGAGGGCGGGTCCAATGTTAAGAAATCATCCCCTGCGCTCAGTCAGGAGAATACATCACACAAGCCAGATACCTTAAAAGTTGGCGTTGTGCTTGACCAAGGTTTTGAAGGAAAATCAGTTCAACAAGTCGTGGATGGATTGAAAGAACAAAATACGCATCCGGTGGTTATCAGTACGACACTTGGTAAAGTGAAAGGATCAGATAATTCTGATCTCGAAGCGGAAGCCACTTTTGACACTGGTGATCCTGTTCTGTTTGACGCCCTGTATGTAGCTGGGGGCCCTGATATGGACAACGCATTTAAACGTAACGTTAGTTATATGGTACATGAGATGTTCAAGCATTATAAACCGATCGGCGCAACCGGTGATGGCCAAAAGATACTAGAGAGTGTGAATGTAACAGGAGAAGCTGGTGTTGTCCAGAACGATATTACAGACAGCTTTTTAACTTCATTCATTGAAGCTGTTGCTGCCCATCGGCATTGGGATCGTCAGGTTTAAAGTGAAATGGAGCAGCTGTTAGATGCAGCTGTTCTATTTTTGTCCAGGAAATTATAGGAAAGGACTGATACACAGCAGAAGCAGGGTAGGCGCGATCAACGCTTGACTTTCAGGCTGTTTTTGTTATAATTATAATTGTCGTAATGACAACTAAATGAATATTGCTCGTCTATCCGAGCGTATTCTCCATTATTTCTATGGGGACGTTACGGATTCGACAGGGATAGATTGAGCTCAGACTGCGCGTCGAGGTTACGGCTCGTAAAACGTTACTCGCTAAATATAAACGGCGAAAAAGAACAAACTCCTGCTTTAGCAGCTGCCTAAGCACTGCCTAGAGCGATCCTTCCTGCTATCGCCCGTGTGGCAGATTGAAGGGTCTCAAATCAAGCGGGCTATTCCGTTATCCACCGTCTGAGGATGATGGCAGAAACTAATCAGACTAGCTGCCGGTAAGCCTGTTGGCAGGCTGAACGGTATGCGAATGATAATATGTCAACTATGCGTGTAGATGTCTGAGTGGCGATATCTCTGGACGTGGGTTCGATTCCCACCGTCTCCACTTAATACTTACAAACACTGATACGACAGTATTTATAAATTCGTGGTAACAACAGTGGGAACATTTCATTTAAAATCGACAATATCTGCTTTCTTAAAATCATCTTCCATTTGGGAGATGATTTCTTTTTCTGTGGAAGGGTAAAGATGAGAATAGGTATTTAATGTGACAGCCACATCTTTATGTCCTAACCGTTTGGCAACCAATGATGCTATTGTGCCTTTATTGATTAAATAGGATGCATGGCTGTGCCGAAAATCATGTATGCGGATCCGTTTCACGTCAGATGCTTTTATATACTTCTCAAAGTACCGATCCAACGATGTAGTGGATATGTGTTTATAAAATTCCCCGAATACCGCATACCCATTTTTTGTTTTACGCCGTAATTTTAATTCAGCAAGCAGATTCATTACGTACTGTGGCATTAATAATTGCCGTTTCGATGATGATGTTTTGGGCGATGTGATATTCCGATTATAGGCGGTCTTGTCCACATTGATCATATTGTCGCTAAAATCAATATCGTTCCAGGTTAAAGCCAGCGCTTCACCTTTACGCATGCCCGAATAATACATTGTCATAAAGAACGCATAGTACAATTCACTATCCACACAGGACATAAACTGTTTAAATTCATCCAACGTCCAATAATTGATATGCTTTTCTTCCTCTATATCCACATTACCAGCAAGTCGGGCGGGATTTTCTGTAGTGTACTGCATCCGGGCGGCATAATTGAATACAGCAGACAGCACTTGATGTATTTTTTTTACATGACTGACCGCCGAACGATCAATTAATTCGTTTTGGTAATTTATAATATCACTGGATCCGATTTTCTTTAGTTTGGTGCTGCCGAAATGTGGAATCAAGTGCGTGTCTATGATGCTTTTCGTTTTATTGTATGATGATTCCTTCCGGCGACGCTTGTACCATTCAAGATATTCGTTCGCCGTTTCATCAAAGGCGTAGTTACCATATTCCCTCACACCTTTATCTGCATCATTTAATACTTGTGCTTCTGCTATCTTGGCAGCTTTTTTCGTTTTAAATCCCCTGCGCTTTACCTGCTTACCGTTTATCCTGGTCACAAAATAATATGTGCCGCGTTTTTTATCCTTGTAGATAGCCATGTTTCCTCCTATAAAAGAAGGGCGGTAGCTAACCGCCCAATTGATTAAGTTATTACGTAATAATTTAATTCTGCTCGACAATGTAAATGACGACCTTACCGTGTATCTTTAAATCCGAGTTGCTGACGTTTGTAATATAGTCTGTAAATCGGATATCGTCAGAATCTGGACGGAACACCATTTTGTCATCTTGTTTGTAAAAACGTTTGACCGAATATTCGTGTTCGTAGCTGAATACCACAATGTCACTGTTGTTTAGGTTTTCTAAATCAATAGGTTTAACAGCTATTAGTGACTGATCGGGTATGACATTGTTCATGGATTGCCCGTTTATCCGCATTAGATAAACGTCATCGTGTCCTGCCCACTTACCCATGATGCTATCCGGTATGTCGATATGTTCCACATCATTATCCGTTATGCCGGATACGTTTTCAGGTAGTCCGGCTGCAACGTTGGTGGGCAGGAATGGGTAGGTGGATGATGAAACGGAAATAGCTTTTTTCTTTTCTTCTGTTAAATCTGAACGGGATACGTTAAAATAGTCAGCCATTTGTTGTACCTTATCCACCCGCGGATACGTTTTTGCTTTAATCCAGTTAGAAACCGTCATTTCTGGATAATTTAATTTGTTCGCTAAATCTGTTTGAGTTATACCATTTCTATCTAAGTAATATTGAAGATTTTTAGCGAAAATTTCTTTTGGATTCATGTTATCACCTCACTTTCTACTACTATAATACCGTTTTTCGGTAACTTTTGCAAGGGATAAATATACCGTAAAAGGATAAAAGTTTTTCTTAAAATCTATTGACACTACTTTTTAAAGTTAGTATACTTGGTTCAGACATCGACAGAGAGGAGGAAAAAAATGATTCAAATATCACTGGCGGCGGCTAGGGTAAATGCTGGTTACAAGCAAGATGAAGCCGCTGTAAAAATAGGCGTAACGCCCAAAACATTACGCGGATACGAACAAAACAAAGTTATCATCCCTAGTACAACGTTAAGAAAAGCCGCAAAACTATATGGAATTCCATCTGACATGATACGGCTTCCTGTTATTGAAGATGGTGAATACGATGAAAATTTTTTAAACAGTAGTACCGTTTAAAGGTATTATGATAAAAAAAGAGAACCATCACCCTCACATTTGAATATCTGAACGAGCAAAAGAGTACGCCATGCAGTCCAGTTTCGGATGAAGCGACCAGTCGGATAACAATATTTCAATAAAAATACGACTACCGCCAAGACTTCGGATAATCAAATGTGGGGCGGTGATGGGAGAGAGGGAGGAAATTAAATGAGTTTAACATTAGCTGTTAATGAAGTGTTTGAAGGTAATGAGGTTGAAATTTACTGGAATGAACAGAACGAACCAGTAATGACCATTGAACAGTTATCAAAATCATTAGGTTATTCCGATCGAAGTGGAGTGGATAAGATTGTTCAGCGGAACTCTTATCTTGACGACAACGAATTTTCAGTAGCGGACAAATTGTCCTCAACTGATGGGAAGAAATACGAAACCCGGATTTTCAATGAAGATGGAATTTATGAAGTCACTATGCTTTCTTCTAAGCCAAAAGCTAAAGAGTTTAGATCATTCGTCCGAAAAACATTGAAAGCATTACGCAAGGGCGAAATACAAGCTGTTCAACCACAATCAGATTATGACAAGTTACAAATTGAAAAGATGAAAGCCGAAGCAAGGTTAATGAACGCTCGAACACGTCAAGCAAAATTAGTTCTTGATATGCAGAAAAATAAAACTTTATCACCAGTAGCGGTTGAATTATTGCAAGTGAATGCCTTGGAGACATTGACTGATAACCAGACGGATTACAGACCGCAAACGGAAAAGACATACAGCGCTACAGAAATCGGAAAAGAGTTAGGGGTTACACCTAATAAAATCGGTAGAATAGCAAACGCAAATGGTCTGAAAACAGATGAATATGGAATTGAGGTCTTAGACAAATCGCGTCATAGCCATAAGCAAGTACCTTCTTTCCGTTACAACGAAACAGGTAAACAAAAAATCAAGGAGCTGATATAAATGTTATACATTAAAAAATCAACCGATGATGTAGAAATGAAAATGGATTTATATGAGGATGAGATTTTTTCTTCCTGCCCAATATGCGGGAAAGAACACGAGGTCCAACCAGATGAACTGGCGCACATTATTCAATCAGGAGATGATTTTTCGGGGACGAGTATTTTTTGTAACGGGTGCTTGTACCATGACTAAAAACGTCAACTTATACGTTGCCAGACGCGAACGCGACATGCACCAAAAAGAAATCGCAAAAATGATCGGCATGCACCCGCAGACATACCACGAGAAAGAGCGGGGCAAGAAGGATTTTACAATATCCGAAGCAAAAATGCTCGCGCAAATATTCGATTGTACGTTAAACGATTTATTCATGGAAGATAAATTAAAGGAGTTGAGTTAAATGACCGATTTACAACAATTCCAAAACCGTTATTTTGACATTTTGCAAAGCAATGAACCCATGCGCACAAACCGTCTTGTCAATCTCATGACCGACATGGAGCAAGTTTATGAAATACCAATACTGAAAAGAGCCGAGTTCGAGCGGGCCAATCCGGAAGTGATGCATCTTTATCGGCTGGTAAGTAAGAGTCGTAATTTAGAGGAGGTAACCAAATGACTGAATCAGAAGAAAACCGCTACTTTATGTACAGTTTAACGGAAGCATTAGGGCTTTATATGGAAGGTGAATACAAAAAAGCTGCACTCCATTTGGAAAATGCGATCAAGTCAGCGAATGAACTTCACGCACAGCAAAAAGAGCAGGAGCAGATTAATGAAGCAAAGCGGATTTTAGAAAGCATTAATCCGACATTAGACGCTAATGCCATTGTCGAGAAGTACAAGGATAGCGGCTATGTTTGACCCCGATAAGTTTTTCCCGTTTGTCGCATTGGTGAGTTGGGCAATTGTGATTTTTAGTATTTAAGGGAGTTGATGAAAATAACAGCCAAATCACATCTAAGAGGTCATCCGATAGAATACCTAAACGATGAATGGGTTTACTGTGACACGAAGGAGACAACCGTAGAAACTCACAAAGAAAGGCCATGCGGCTATTGCGGCGAACACGCGACAAAAGAAGGGCACGACGCATGTTTAGGTACCCTACCGGGAGTCATGAATGCGTGTTGCGGACATGGCCGATTAAATGAAGCATATGTGCAACTTTGGGACGGTTTCTGTATTCGAGGGAAAGATGCCGTTGTCTTCTCGGACATTCTAAAGAAATGGAGGTGATTAATTGTACACGGAACATGATTTTTACATGAATCTATCAGGCGCTTTAATAATAGCTGTAGCAGTTTGGGGACTGCTGATGTAAAGCGCCCTAGTAAAAATAAACTTACTATAAGTGTACCATACTGGAGCGGATATTATGAACAAATATATAAACATTTACGAACGGGAACGAAAAAGGATTAAAGATATTGACAAAGCCTTTGTTATCGCATCCTCGCATGTTGCGGCAGACGGGACGATTGATGACTTGCGTGACTTACATTTTTATCATATGGAAAACCAATTAAATGAGATGGGGGTATAAAAATGAGCAAAATTCAAGCACAAGCTAGTTTGCAAGAATATCTGGAGAAGCAGGAACAAACGGAAAAAGAAGCGTTTACGGTGGACACGGATGAAAAAGCAAATTGGGCACTAAGGAAAATTGCACAGTACGAGGAACAGAAAAAGGCCAACAATAAACTAGCAACTGATGAGATTGAAAAAATCGAAAACTGGAACAAAGAAGAAAATGAGAAGGCACAGCAATCCATTGATTACTTTCAAGGGTTATTGGCCCGGTACGCAATGACAAAACGTGAAAATGATCCAAAATTCAAGTCTCAAAAACTACCAAACGGGCGCATTCGATTCAAAAAGAAGCAGCCTAAATGGGAATATGACGACAATACTGTTATTCAGTCGCTCAAGGATGCAGGCATGACTGATTATATCAAAGTCAAAGAATCACCGAGCAAATCCGATATCAAAAAAGCGTTTGAGGTCATTGACGGACAAGTTGTCGATGCTGATACAGGTCAAATCATAGACGGTATCACGGTTGCTGAACAGAATGAAGAATTTGAGGTAAAAGTCGATGAATGAAAAGTCTCTTATCAAAAAACTGGCCCACGTTATGAAACAAGTACAATACATCGAGAAAAAAGGCTGGAACAGCTTCAACAAATATAAGTATGCCACTGAATCAGACGTACAGGAAAAAGTCAGAGAAGAACTAGCAGACCAAAACGTGATTATGCTTCCTGATGTCGTTGAACATTCGACACGTGAGCATATCAACCGAAAAAACCATACTGAATATATTGCAACAGTCAAGGTTAAATTTACGTTTTTTGACGGTGACAGCGGCGAAACGATAGAAATTCACAGCGCCGGAGAAGGTCAAGACGCTGGCGACAAAGCGGTGTACAAAGCTATAACAGGCGCACAGAAATACGCATTAATGAAAGCCTTTATGATACCAACTGGTGATGATCCAGAGGGTGACAATGGCGTTGATGAACGAAATAACCAACAACAAAAGAAACCGCAGAAGCAACCTTCTAAATCAGTCATTCAAGCGAAATTTAAAAAGGCTGGCGGTACAGATGAACAATTTAACGAATGGTTCGCTAAACAATCATCAGCTGGTGTTACCAATCAACAAATGGACGATTTGATGACTAAGAAGCTGAAAGAGGGCGGTAAAAATGCAAGTACCTAAGCCCAACTTCCCAAGACGAAAGCCAAAGCAAAAAGACCGCACACGAATAACACAGCGGGTGCGCAGAGAGGTAGAAAGACGGTCAGAAGGTAAATGTGAGCGGTGTGGTCGAACCCGCTCATATGCCTTCCAAATGGCTCATTTAGAGCAAGCCGGTCAATTAGGAAGTGGTGACGATCCAGCTAATATTGTTCTTTTATGTGGCCCAAGCACTAATTCTGGCACATGCCATTGGTTCGCGGATAGCACAGCGAAAGGGCGGCAATGGCGAATGAACAAACGGAAAGAGTTGGTGGCTTATTATGAGCAAACTTTCTGAACTATACGCACAAGCTGAACAATTAAACGAAGAAATACCAGCTGAACTGGCAAAGAAGATAAGAATTTATGCCGAGATCATGCAACATATTGGACGGCATCATGCAACAGCTGTTAATGATTACGGTCAATGTTATTCAGCCCGTAAATTGGCATATGCGCAAGCTATTCAAGATACAGAAGGAACGGGCATTGTTAAAGAATCGGCTGCAGAATTGGCCGCTTATCCTTATCGGTTAAAAGAATCAGAAGCGGAAGCAGACAAGGAACGCTGGCGCAATGCTAAGGATAGCACGGCCGAGATTATCAACGCTTTGAAGAAGCAATTAGATACGTTGATGCAGGAATACAATAATGCAGGAAATTAGCCGAGTAATATTGGCCAAAAGATTCTGGGATGAGTCAGCAGACAAGCAAGAACTTAAACAAAAAATCAGCAATTATATGTCTGTTGCTTACCCTGGCTATCGGGTGATTGAGATTGGTAAATATTATGCGATTTGTGAGATTGCGAGGTGATCAAATGTGCAAGGATATATTAAATTATACCGCAAAATGATGTGTTCCCCAATTTGGGAGGACCCTTATTATTTCAAGCTATGGATGTACTGTTTGATGAAAGCCTCACACAAAAAACGTGAACAAATTATTGGCAATCAAATGATCGAATTGGAAGAAGGGCAATTTATAACAGGACGTCAATCTTTATCGAATGATTTAAATCGGGGAGTTAAACCCAAATTACAACAAAGTGAAATAACTTGGTGGAGGTATTTAAACAATCTTGAAAAGTGGGGAATGTTGAACATCAAAAGAACAACTAAATATAGCATCATATCAATAATAAAGTGGTCTGATTACCAAGAAAGTGAACAACAGATGAACAACAAAAGAACAACAGATGAACAACAGATGAACACAAACAAGAATGTAGAGAATGTAGAGAATGTAGAGAATGTAAAGAAGTATAGTCGCAAATATATTTACGACGACACGCATCTTTCTATGGCTGAATCATTCTATAACAAGATATTGGAGAACAATCCTAATAATAAAAAGCCTAACTTTGAAAAGTGGGCCAATGAAATAAGGCTGATGATGGAAAGAGACGGCAGAAATGAAGAACAAATCACGTACTTGATGAATTGGGTGCAACAAGATGACTTTGAAATGTCTAACGTTATGTCGCCTGACAAATTGCGTAAACGATTCGATCAGCTGATCATGAAAGTTAAAAAACAAAAGTCAAAAACACCAAGCAAGGAGGACTTTGATCTGACATGAATAAAGAACAAGTTTATGAAGTGCTGGCTTTGATAAGCGACAATTATCACAGCTTTGATATAACGCAAAGAAAAATTGACAACTGGGCTAACTTGTTAAGTGACCAAAATCCAGCATCAGTTATGCAAAAAGCGGAACGTCATATATTAAATGAAAAGTTTCCGCCAACAATTGCGGAAATTCGTACTCCGGTTTTCAAAAAGTCTCACGATCAAATCGAACATGAAAAAATGCTGAAGGAAAACGGGCTGTTATGAATTATTTAGAACGTGAAATATTAGGGTGTTTCTTGAAGGACAATACCCTTGTCAAAGAAACGGTTATTCAAATAAATCAATTTCGAGACGAATCTAGCAAGCTGTTATTTCAGTCTATGCTTAAACTTGCGGAAGAAAACAAAGCAATAGATCAGGTCACGCTCTTGTCAGACAACTACGATTACATACAACAAATGGGCGGCCCTGACTTTATCACACAATTAGAAGCAACTGGCGATATTGAGAACTTTGAATCCTATGAACGTTCCTTTATTGATGACTATAAAAAGCGTGAATCGGAACGAATTGCAAAAGATTGGTTGGCGCGTGATTCAAACAATGATGAATTGATTTCAGAACTACAAAAGCTGGATGATGTCAATTTGGCTGAAGGGCAGGACAAGCAAGAAACACTAAAACAGCTAGCGGATGAACCGTACATGGAGATTGATCGAAACGGCGTTCCCACTGGATTAAAGGATTTAGATGGAATATTAGGCGGTTTCCGTAACCAGTCAAGCTATATCATGGGCGCGCGGCCGTCAACGGGTAAGACAGCGACAATGCTTAAATTTGCGCTGTCAGCATCAATGAATGGATATGTGCCTCTTATATTTTCGCTGGAAATGGGTGAAAAAAGCCTTGTTAGACGGTTGATAGCAACAGTGGGCAATATCAATTTGTTTCTTACAAGAAATCCTAACGATTTGATTGAAAGCAAAAAAGAAAGCTGGAAACAAGCTGTTAATGAATTGTATGCACTTGATTATGAGATTTATGACAAACCGATGCAGACAATTCCGAATATCCGGTCAGAGATAAGACGGGCCAAGCGCAAACATGAAGGTAAGCAAATAATTGTCTTTATTGACTATCTGACACTTATTCATAATCCGGGGAAATTTAACTCAGACCATGCCAAGGTGTCCGACATCAGCGCACGATTGAAAGCTATATCAAAAGAATATGATTGCCCGGTCGTCACATTGGCCCAATTATCGCGGGGCGTGGAACAAAGACAAGACAAGCGCCCGATGCTATCTGATTTGAGGGAATCCGGGAGTATTGAACAAGATGCAGACGCGGTTATGTTTCTTTACCGCGATAGTTATTACAACAAAGAGCAAGACGATAACGAATTAGAAATTATAGTCGCAAAGCACCGGGACGGACCAACCGGATCAGTCAATGTCTATTACAACAAAGCCACTGGGAAAATGGGTGATTTGACTGACTATTAAAGAACTCTTTGAACAATCCGGCCAGTATAAGGATTTACAAACATTAATCATGTTCTTGGTTTTTGAAAAGCAAGTATTAAATATGTCGGACGATGCACACGAACTGGATTTGTACTTCAAAGAAAAACACATCATCCGAATGAACAAAGAACTGGCAGCTTATAAAAAGAAGATGAATATCAAATATGACCCATACATCTATGAACTGAAAAATGGACAAAAATCGCTATATGTGTATGCGTTCAATGAAAAACAGGCGGTGTTCATTGCTTCACAGAATTTGTTTTATGCAGAAAAAGTCCGAACGTGCGATAAATCGGAATTGATGACTTTTAACGGCAGAGATATGACATTCAAGTCAATTATTCAAAATAAAAAAACACCACAAATTTTAGGAGGGTTTAATCATGATTAATAATGTAACGCTTGTAGGAAGGTTAACCGCCGATCCAGATTTGAGATACACCCAAAACGGAACAGCAGTAGCAAATTTTAGACTAGCGGTAAACAGGCCATTTACGAATCAAAACGGTGAAAACGAAGTGGATTTTATCAATTGCGTCGTATGGCGGCGGCCTGCTGAAAATCTAGCAAACTACATGAAAAAAGGGTCGCAAATCGGAATTACTGGCAGAATACAGACGCGCAATTACGAGAACAACGAAGGTCGGACGATTTATGTGACTGAAGTCGTCGCTGATAACGTGGCTTTCTTGGAATCGAAAAAGCAATCAAACAATCAATCTAGCAATCAATCAAATAGCCAACAGCAAACTGATAAAAGCAATACAGACCCATTCAAAGATAACGGCGAACCGATAGACATCTCAGATAGCGATCTACCGTTCTGATAGGAGGAATAACATGGGAAAAGCAAGCAGAGATAAAGGCCAAAGACGAGAACGTGAATTTGCTGACTTGATAGGGGGCTATCGTGTCCCCTTGTCAGGGGCGCAGGAGCATTACGGAAACGATGTGATAGGTATGGGTCTTGAATGGGAAGTGAAAGCCAAAAAAGACGGTTTCAAAACGATATATGACTATGTACTTGACGAAAGAGAACAGCCGGATGCAGTTGCATTAAAGGCAGACCGCAAACCGTGGCTTGTCGTGATGACACTAGAACAATTCCAGGAGTTGATGAACGGTGAATCTTGACCATTTACATTTAACAAAAGATAAATTTAGCGAAATGGCAAATATACAGGAACGAAAAGGCATCATGAAATATGGACAACCACTTGACCCATTAGATAATTATGATTGGCTTGAAATGGCGCAAGAGGAACAGACGGACGGTTATAAATATCTTGTTGCCGAGCAAGAAAAACGGAAATTCATTGCCAATAAAATACGCCGTCTGACGGATGACCCGGAAATAGATCATTGGTTGGACGTTCTTGAGGGCCGGGTATGAAAATCAAATTCAAAATATCCGAATACCGCAAAGCGGGATCGGCTGAAATTAATTTTGACGGGGGATTATCGGAATACTGGCAAGGGTTATTTAATTGGCAATTCAGGGAGTGGTGACATGAAGCACCTTGTTTACACAATAACGTTCCTGTTTTTAATCACGATAGGTTGGCAGACTTATGAGTTAATTTTATACGGTAAGTTAATGCCAAATCAACACGATACATGGTTAACGATATTTCTGTCCCTGTTTTGTGCAGAAGCTAGAATGCTGTTTGAAAGACATGAAAATCGAAAGCGGTGATAAGTGTGGATGATTTGAAGCGCGTTATCAAAAATCAAAAATCTATTAGTACGAGCAGGCTCAAAAAGTTGTTGCAAGATACGCTTTATACAGATATTACAAGTCTGAAAAAGCAAAATAGGAAACTTAAAAAGAAGGTCAAGCGGCAAAAGGAGGCTTTGAAGCGATATGAAAAAGCTAATCAATCTGATCAAAGCCATTAAAAATTATGATCCTGACAAATGGTATGAGGAGGATGGGAAATGAAAGGGGCAGTAACCAAACAAGAATTAATTAATTTTTATACCGACATCATGAACAAATATAAACAAAAATCAGCCAGAACACCGCAAGACGAGGAAGAGGCGGTTATGTTTGCGCATGAAGCAGCAGTCGATCAAACCATTGAAGAAATGGCCCGTGGTGTGGTTGAAAATTTGAAAAAGATGGAGGAATCGGAATGAGTGAAAAAGTGAAGGTTTCAGCAGAGCAAGCAGAAGCTATCGAGAAATACAAAAGAGATTTAGAGAAAAGCCATTGGCAACAACGCATGAATAAAATCAGAACAGAAGCGACATTTGAAAAATGCTTGTTAGGTATTCCTACACCTGACTTTTTGAGAGCATTATACTACGGCTATGAAGTCGAACCGGAGTTTAAGCGCGATGACCCAGTGATGGTGAAATGGAAGGGCGAAGACAAAGAAGAATTGTGGCACGTGATGAAGGCTTGGGATTCTATTGTAGAAATATATGACGAGTTAGGGAATTTTAGTACAGCTGGTTATAATATTGTCCGCCACGCCACGGAAACCGAAATAGCAGAAGGAAAAGAGCGTAGATGGTGGGCGAGACACGGACGTGGTGTGTGGAAGTTACAGAGGGGTGATGTTCTAGCTAAAGTAATTGATAACTTTCCCGTCATTGTTGTGTACGAAAGTGATTTTAATAAATTTGGGGCAGATGAACTAAGTCAAATGTATAAGGTCCTCTGCTTTGCCGAAAACCGCCTAGATAGGAGTGTAAATAATGAGTGAACAGCTGAAAGCAATTAAATGGAATTACGTGCATGGATATGATTTTAATCCAGGATCAGCAGAAGATCAATCGATTCAAGAGGATTTTGAATGGCTCATACAACAATCTGAACGCACCGAACAACTCGAATCCGAAAATGAACGGATGCGGGAGGTATTGAAAGACTTTGCAAACAACGGAACCAAGCATGACTTGAATCCTACTTTGGTCATGGACGGCAAAGAATACTTTCAATTATTGGATTACATTAAAAACATGGACGGTTATGTGAGGAACACGGCTAAGCAAGCCCTACGAGGTGATACCGATTGACTGTAAAAAGGCAAACCTATCACACGAGAGTAAGTAACGGCATGGACCCGGAACGAGCGGCCGCCATGCCGGTTCGCAGGCAGAACAAGGTTAAGGCGAAATATAAAAAAATAGCAGAACAAAACGGCATTAAATATCACACGTTGTACTATCGCATCAAGACGGGCATGGATCCGAAACTGGCCGCGACTTTACCGGTGCAGGAACAGGGGATCGTCAAGCATTACGAGCAAAAAGCAGCAGAAAACGGGATTAAACTTTCGACATTCCGGGCGCGGTATTACTCGTACGGGTACACGCTTGAAGAATCAGCGACTACTCCGCGCTACAGGAAACTGGATAGGAAGGTGGAGAGTCCGGATAATTCATGGTTTTAAGGCTCATGTGACGATTTTTAATCTATCATGACCTAAGATACCTGAAATAGATTTTTAAAGCACACAGAAAGGGTGAGTGGGCAAATATGATATCTGAAATGTACCGCAAACAGGACGGACAGACATTAAAAATTACTGGGCATTTATCAAAAGCAGAAATAAACAGTTTGAAACGCAACGGCTATAGGTTTGATAATCCGGACGAAAACAAGAACGGCATTAAATTAGCAAAATAAAGCGCGCCGTGGGCTAGAAATACATACATGACCTAAACTACCTATCTATTACAGATAAGCCCACAGTGGAAGCTGAGGAGGGAAATTGAATGACGAAACAGGAATTGATGGATTTTTATCAAGGCGAGTATGAAAAATACCTGAAATCTGGCAAGGCAAACGAAAGTGAATTAAAGAAAAATGTTGACGAAGAAATGGCATATCACATAATCGAAGCAGCAGAAAAAGATCTGATGATTGCATCAATGTGCAAGCAGTTTGTGGATCATTTAAATGAGTTGGAGGGTGGTTCTGACACATGAAAAAAGCTATTAATACAATTGTTCTGATTTGTCTATTTGTCTCAGGCGTCTACGTGGCTGCAAGGCTATTAAACTATGAAATTACCTTTATGGCATCCATGTTCAGCATGGGCGGTCTGGCTTACCTGTTAGCAAGTGAGGTGGCTGATCATGATTGATAAGAAGCGGACGGCCAAGCAATAAAGGTATAAAAATACAGAATCTAAAGCAGGTGAATCGTTTGAAACATAAATTGGACCTCATGACTTTGCTGGAATACATTGATCCTTCTTTTTTGGATTATCAGGAGTGGATAACCGTCGGTATGGCCTTAAAAGAGGAAGGGTACACAGCAAGTGATTGGGAGCAGTGGAGCAGACGGGATGGGCAGCGGTACCATCCGGGGGAATGTTTTAAGAAATGGACGACCTTTGAAGGGAACGGCATTACTGGTGCCACCATTACCCAGATGGCAAAAGATCATGGCTGGGAAACGCGCTCCAATGGAGAAGATCGTGAACTTGGATGGGATGATGAAATAACCGATGACGATTATGTCATTGTTGACAAAAATTGGGTAGAAGGTCAGGAAATCAGTGAGCCAACAACTTGGAATCCAGTTCGGGAGTTGACCACTTATTTAGAGACATTATTCGATTCATCGGACAATGTTGGCTATGTTGTTGAAACTTGGGAAAACGAGGACGGTAAACACTTACCCAAGAAAGGGAATTGGGATCGAACGGCAGGAGAATTGATCCAGGCATTAAACAAGTCAAACGGTGATATGGGATCCGTCCTTGGTGATTATAACCCGGAAGTAGGTGCATGGATTCGATTCAATCCGTTGGACGGTAACGGGGTTAAAAACGACAATGTCAGCGACTTTAAATATGCTCTTGTTGAATCAGATGAAATGGATTTAGAGAAGCAAAATGCTATTATGCGTGAGTTGGAGTTGCCGATTGCTGCCCTGGTCTATTCCGGGAAACGGAGTATCCATGCTATCGTCAAAATCGAAGCTGCAGATTATAGCGATTACCGGAAGCGTGTTGACTATCTCTATGATGTCTGTAAAAAGAATGGCCTGAAAATCGATAACCAAAACAGGAACCCATCCAGGTTATCCAGGATGCCTGGTGTCGAACGGAATGGCAAAAAACAATTTTTGATCGACACTGATATCGGCAAAGGAAGCTGGGAGGAATGGCACGAATGGATTGAGGCTATTAATGACGATTTGCCGGATCCGGAAAGCTTAACAGACTTTTGGGATGATATGCCGGATAAGGCACCACCATTAATAGAAGGGATGTTACGGCAAGGACATAAAATGCTTATGGCCGGGCCATCAAAAGCCGGGAAGTCATTTGCGCTGATCGAATTATCCATAGCCATTGCGGAAGGTCGGCGGTGGCTGGGTTGGAATTGTACAAAAGGAAAGGTTCTATACGTCAACTTAGAACTGGATAGGCCCAGTGCCTTGCATCGGTTTAAAGACGTATACAATGCGCTGGACTGGGAGCCTAGCAATCTATCCAATATAGACATTTGGAACTTGCGTGGAAAGTCGGTGCCAATGGATAAATTGGCTCCTAAGTTAATCAGACGCGCGGCCAAGAAGGATTATATTGCGGTCATCATTGATCCGATTTACAAGGTCCTAACAGGTGATGAAAACAGCGCAGATCAGATGGCTCACTTTACTAACCAATTTGACAAGGTGTGTACGGAATTGGGGTCCAGTGTTATCTATTGTCACCATCACTCAAAAGGCGTGCAGGGTGGTAAAAAGTCGATGGATCGTTCCAGTGGATCCGGCGTGTTTGCTAGGGATCCGGATGCATTGATCGATTTGATCGAATTGGAAATGACAGATGACTTGTTGAAACAGCAAGAAAATGCTGCAGCTACATCTATATACTCAAAAGCTATCGAACAAGCAAATTATGATTATTTTGACGAGCATGTAGGCATAGATGATCAGCAGAGTGTTTCGCAGATGAATTCTCACGCCAAGAAGTCATTACCGGCTGGTACATTGGAAAAAGTAGAGGCAGAAATCAACCAGGCTGTAAAAAGTGTTCGTGTGCGGTCTGCGTGGCGCGTAGAAGGTACATTACGAGAGTATCCGAAGTTCGATGCCATCAATATGTGGTTTCGATATCCTGTGCATCAAATCGACGACACAGGAATACTTAAAGACATTCAGCCAGAAAATGAACAGCCGGCTTGGAAAAAGAATTTCAGCAAGAAAAAAAGTTCAGCAGAAAAGAAAAAAGAGCAAAACGAATCGCTGGAAATGGCTTATGAGTCCTGCACGATAGACGGGGCTGTTACCCTGGATTCTCTATCAGAATTCATGGGTGTTACTCCAAAAACGGTAAGAAATAGAATCAAAAATCATGGTGGTTTTTGGATAACAGATGGAGAAGTTGGAAGGAAACCAGATAAATAGGGAAAGGAAAAAGTCGATAAATTTCCCTTTCCCTATGCAGGGAAAAAGTCGAAGGGAAACGTTTCACTAATGAGGGAAATTCTCGATAGTTTTCCTTTCCCTCATTAGGGAAATTCTCGGTGTTTTTCCTTCTTTCACTATCGAGGGAAAAACTCGGTAAAAATCGACTTTTTCACAGGGAAAGGAAAACCCTATACTACGTATAGGTAATTTCCCTTCCCTCAGAGGTCAGGGGGGTAAAAGTAGTCGTGCGTAAGCTATCGCACGACGACATACTTTCCCCTTTCCCTGACGAAGAAAAAATTCAATCAAAAATAAAAACGTAAAATTTTGGAAGGTGAAAATATGAATGCAAAACAATGGATTGATGTTACAGGTAAAATAAGTAAAGCATTTCCGGATGCGGTTATAAAAAAATGGGTGAGTCACGATAGCGTTGAAGAAATAGAATTGGAAGATCCGCAAGGTAACTATGTTGTAATTAAATACTATCCAGCTGGACGGGAGGGACTGGCATGAACTTCAGTGAATATCAGGAAATATCAAAACGAACAATGCCGGAAATAAAAGGTGATTTGGATTTAAAGTTAGCTAGATTTAATTATGCGCTTGGATTAAATACAGAATCTGGAGAAGCTGGCGACATGATTAAAAAGCATTTGGCTCATGGTCACGACATTAATATCGGGGAATTAGTCAAGGAAGCCGGAGACGTACTGCATTATCTGTCAGGGATTTGCTCATTGTACGGAATATCCTTTGGCGATGTAGCAGAAGCAAATATAATTAAGCTCCAAAATAGATATCCAAACGGTTTTTCCGAAGATGCTAGCCGCAACCGCAAAGAATATAGTGATAGTCATGACTGAATTCTTCATGCCAATGAAAAAAGTACCAACGACAACACACCAACAGAAGCAAGTCATGGTCCGTAACGGTAAGCCAGTCTTTTACGAACCAGAGGATTTGAAAACAGCTAGGTCTAAGTTATTGGCCCATCTTGGTAAGCATGTACCGGATAAGCAGTATACAGGACCAATAAGGCTTATGACAAAGTGGTGCTTTCCCATAACCGGTAAATATAAAGACGGCCAATATAAACATACACGTCCGGATACAGATAACCTCCAGAAGCTACTGAAGGATTGCATGACACATTGTGGCTATTGGAAAGATGATGCACTGGTGGTATCCGAGATTGTCGAAAAGTTCTGGGCTGATCTTCCGGGTATTTATATCAAAATTGAAGAGGTGTAGCTTATGGATTACGAGAAGTTTTTTGCTGACGTGATAACCTGGATCAATCAGACGAATCAACTCGCTGTCAAATATGGCATGGAAAGTAGTGACTTTTGGACATGGGTAACTCATTCGACGGGAGAGTTGGCAAACAAATATGATAATAATCCACTAGCAATAAAGCAAATGGTCATGCTGCATGAGTGGTTGGACGAGATATATTTTTCAAGCAAAGGGGACCAGTAAATGACTTTAACAATCAAATTGACCAAATCAACATTCAAGAAACTGGAATCCGAATGGTATAACTATCATCATACGTTAAAAGAGATTGCAAAACTACGAGAAGAAATTATGAATCCGTACCAACCGGAGGAAATAAACCATGAAGGTGGTCAGTCTAATTTGCCCAGTCAGCCAACTGAACGAATGGCGACAAGGCTAACTACCAGCAAACAGCTTAATTATCTGACTGAAATCGTGGATGCAATTGAGCGTGTATATAATGCACTTCCTGATGCTTATAAAAAAATGGCCCGTTTGCGCTATTGGAACAAAAACGGTAAGCTCAAATGGGAAGGTGTGGCGATCGAAACAGGAGTGAGTGAACGGCAGGCCAGAAGGTGGCGGAATGAGATTATTCAAGCGACTGGGGAGGTTTTGGGATGGCGGTAACAAAAGTTATGATAACTGACATATCAAGGCCGGCAACAAAACTATATGGAGACGGAAAGGTCTTGGATTTCACTATAACTGGATTTACTAAAATAGATTTTCTGTATATATTAAATGATTATGTTTTTGAAAGCAGCACAGAACTTTGCGTAACGGGTGAAGAAACTTTTATCAATTTGGAGAACAAAATAAAAGATATCATGAACAACCAAATGTCCGGATGATGTCCGTTTTTGCACCTAAAAACCATTTATTATGCTAGTGTAAGGAAAATGTATTTACTAAGGAACACCTGTTATCTAAGCGGGTGTTCTTTTTATAAAAACTATTAAGGAGCTGATGACCATGGCTGACAAACAGTTGAGCGAAGGTAAAAGCATCGGAGCATTAACGATTGATGTCGATTGTTCTGATGCACTTAAAGGACTCAAAGCAGTACAGCGAGAAGCAAGGGGAGCTACTGCTGCGTTGAAGGAGTTGGATGATGTTAAAAAACACACATGCCCTGAGTGCAAAACAATCACCTTAGAAATCGAAGCGTGGTGGTCAGATAAAGAAACACCACATGAGGTTAAGTGGTGCACCCACTGCGGATGGTCCAATGCCACACAAACCTAGGCGACCGTGTGCCGAACCCGGGTGCACTGTACTAACAGATGAGTCCTACTGCAATGAGCACCAGAAGAACTACCACAAAGATCATGACAGGTACCGCAAGACATCACACAAACGAGGTTATGATTGGAATTGGCGGAAGTACCGCCTGTCCTTTTTAGTACGGAATCCGCTATGCAAATACTGCGGTGACCGTGGCATGACTGTACCTGCTACCGAGGTAGACCATATCGTGCCGCATCGCGGAGACAGACAGTTATTTTGGGATGCATCCAACCATCAGGGACTATGCAAGTCATGTCACTCGATCAAGACAGCAAAAGAAAAATGATTAAGAAAAGCATTTTGTTTGAGTAACAAAAGAAGAACAAAAGTTCTTTTATTTCAATAAACAATTGTGAATTGTTTTAAATTAAGACACAATTCAAAGGGGTAGGGGCGGTCAAATCCCTGACACATGAGCCGCCACGACCGAGCGGGCACCATCGCGTGCAGTTTTTTCCCAAAATGAGAGTTTTCAAGGGCGGCAACAATTCAAAATTGTTTATAAATAAAACACAATTCAGGAGGTGATTTTGTGGCAGGACGATCCAGTAAGCCGATTCAATTAATAAAATCAGAAGGCAAAAGTCATCGAACAAAAGCGGAATTGGAGCATAGGGAAAAAGCGGAAAAGTCTTTGTACACCGGAACCAACTTCAGGGAGGACCCTGCCACAAAAGCAGACCCTGTTGCTCATAAAGAATTTTTGCGACTCCGGAAACTTTACAAGCAGATTGAATTTGTAGACGGATTGGACCAGGCAACCATTAATCGGTACTGCCAGTTGAAAAGCCAAGAGAGCATGCTGCAAGATTTGTATAACAGCGTTAAAGTAGCGATGGAATCCTATGAGGACATCAATAAAAAGATGGCTCATTACGAGGACATGAAAGAGGTACTCGGAAAGCAGAACCAAGTCCGTGATAAAATGCTCAAGTTGGAAGATCGATTATTTTTAAACCCTGTTGCTCGGATGCGGGCCATCCCAAAACAGCCGGAAGAAAAGAAAAAAAAGAGCCCGATGGAAGAGTTCATGGAGCGCAAGAAAAATGGCACACAGTAAAGAGCGGGCGTTGGAGCCCATTGAATTCATACAAATGCTTAAAGCGGTTGATGACTTTTATGGTCAGCCGTTTTTGTTATTAGACTGGCAATACGAAATTATTTGGGATGTATACGGAACCGTTACAGCAAACGGTTTAAGGCAGTACCGATATGCTTATCTGGAGGTCCCCAAGAAAAACGGGAAAACGTCTTTAATCGCAGGCTTATCTCTTTATCACTTAATGTGCGATCCCCCGGGCGGGCAAATCTATTGTTGTGCTGCTGACAGGCAACAGGCTGAATTAGTTTATAAAGCAGCAAAGGGAATGATCGAACAGGACGGGGCACTTGAGGGATCTTTAAAAATCCTGGACAGTAAGAAAGAAATCATTAATAAAGAAACCGGCACAACCATGAAGGTGCTGTCTGCTGAAGCATTCACCAAACACGGCCTTAACCCCACTGTTGTTATATTTGATGAATTGCACGCTCAACCGAATCGTGATTTGTGGGATGTCATGACATTCGGTGCAGGTGCCGCACGAAAAGAACCGTTGTGGTGGGTTATTACCACTGCCGGCGATGACCCGGATCGCCATTCGATCGGATGGGAGATCCACGAGCAGGCAAGAAAAATCCGAGACGGTGAACTGACGGATCCAACATGGTACGTCAAAATGTTTAATGCACCGGAAGATGTAGACATATTCGATGAAAAAGTTTGGTTTGAGGTTAATCCGTCACTTGGGCATACAATTAATGTTGAAGTTGTGAGGCAGGAAGCGAACGCCGCCAGAAACTCGGAACGATCGGAAAAACTGTTTAGGTGGCTCCGGTTGAATCAATGGGTAGCTTTAAAACAAGTTGGTTGGCAACCTTTATCCTTGTGGGATAAAACAGACGGTAAGTGGGATTTGTCGGAATTGACCAGCAAACGTTGCTATATTGGTTTGGATTTATCTAGTACTACAGATATTACAGCCGCCTGTTACCTATTTCCGCCACAAAAAGGTTTTGATGATTGGCGGGCTGTTTACGATGCGTGGATTCCGGAAGACAACATGAAAGAGCGGGTTAATCGTGACCAGGTACCGTATGACAAATGGGTGAATCATAAGTACATGCACGCTACTCCAGGCGATGTCGTTGATTATGATTTTGTTGAATCACGTCTGGTCAACATGAGTAAACAATATAACTTGCAGACACTTGGCACTGACCCGTGGAACAGTCGCATGTTGAGTCAAAGGCTGATGAAAGAGGGCGTTGACGTTATTGAAATACAACAGAACATGAAGAATATGAGCCCTTCCATGAAGGCGATCGAACAGCTGATGAAAAAAGGTGAACTCACGCACGAAGTCAATCCGGCCGCGCGTTGGTGTTGGGGAAACGTTGCGATTGCAACTGACGGCAACGAAAACATTAAGCCGATGAAAAATAAATCTAAAGAGCGGATTGACATTACCGTTGCTATGATTAATGCGATGGCGACGGCAATCACAATGGGCGAATCAACTGACTCTGTTTATAAAACTCGCGGAATCCGTGTCTTGTAAGGAGGTGGTGCAATGGACTTATCCGATATTTTATTAATTTGCGGGCTGATACTGGTAGCTGTTGGCCTTTATTTTATATCACTGCCGATCATGTTTATAACAGTCGGGACGGTGATATTTTTATTGGGTTTAATTGGAGCCAGGAACACGCCCGATAAAGGTGGTGATGGTACTTAATGGGGATTTTTAATAAGATGCTGACCAACCGGGCAACGGTATTAAGCAACCCTTCTAAATGGCTGTCTGATATATTCGGAGGCAGTAAAACGTCATCCGGCGTCACAGTGAATGAGGGTAACGCGATGAACAGTACAGCCGTTTATGCTGCACAGAAGGTTATTTTTGAAACAGTTGCATCATTGCCGCTTATCCTGTATCAGCGAAACGGCGATAGTAAGGAAAGAGCAACAAACCATCGTCTGCATTATCTCCTGCATGATCAGCCGAATGAGGAAATGACGGCATTCACATTCCGTGAGTTAATGCAGCACCATTTACTCACTTGGGGTAATGCATTCGCTGAAAAGGTCATTAATGGAGCTGGCCAAGTTATTGCGTTGTGGCCACTGGATCCATCGCAAACAGTTGTTGAACGTAATTTACGAACACAGGAGTTAGAATATTATACGGTTATGCCGGACGGACAGGCTTTTAAATTAAAGCGTGAACAGGTATTCCACATACCTGGTTTAGGCGATGGCCTCGTTGGTAAGTCACCAATACGCATGCATCGGGAAGCAATTGGGCTATCGAAAGCGACCGAAGAATTTGGCTCCCGGTTTTTCGGCGAAGGTGCCACACCAAGCGGGATTATAGAGTATCCAACCGCATTGGATGATGAAGCATACGAGCGATTCAGGAATGATGTACGTGATGCTCACAGCGGTTTGTCAAAAAGCCATAAGCTGATGATTCTTGAACAAGGGCTTAAATATCATCAAGTCGGCGTGCCGCCTGAGGATGCACAATTTTTGGAGACGAGAAAATTCCAGACAACTGAAATTTCGCGTATTTACCGGGTGCCGCCACACATGATAGGGGATTTGGAAAAAGCGACATTTAGTAACATTGAGCATCAGGGCATTGAATTTGTTGTGCATACCATTCGACCGTGGCTGGTTCGCTGGGAACAGGCAATCAAAATGCAACTTATTTCTCCGTCATCAAGGAAAACGCATTTTGCTGAGTTTTTGGTTGAAGGATTGTTACGCGGTGATATTCAGTCGCGTTATGAAGCTTATGCAGTCGCCCGGCAAAATGGCTGGATGAACGCCGATGAAATCAGGAGTAAAGAAAACATGAATCCTATGCCAGATGGTGAAGGCAAAAAGTATTTTGTAAATGGTAACATGAGACCTGTTAATGAACCCTACAAAGGAGGTGATGGACAATGAAAAAAATCAGCATACGCGGCCCGATTGTTTCAAATAACGTGCATTGGATTTATGAGCTGTTCGATATAGATGCCACAAGCCCGCGTAAAGTCCAAAAAGAATTGGAGGATGCGAATGGTCAAGATATTGAAGTGGAAGTCAATTCAGGTGGTGGATCTGTTTTTGATGGCTCAGAGATTTATACCTCCTTGAAAGAACATAAGGCCAATGTAACTGTTAAAATTATGGGACTTGCCGCAAGTGCCGCATCCTTTATCGCGATGGCCGGTGATAAAATTCTGATGTCTCCTACCAGCCAAATGATGATGCACAATGCCTCTTCTATTGCCATTGGTGATTATCGTGACTTTGACCACGAATCAGGTGTTTTACAAAATGTGAATCAGACGATCGCAAATGCCTATCGCATGAAAAGTGGAATGAGCGATGAAAAATTATTGAAAATGATGGATAATGAAACGTGGCTCACACCACAGCAGGCCCTTGAAAGCAAATTGGCTGATGAAATCATGTTTGAACAAAGTGGCCCACAGTTTGTGGCGAGCACCCATCATACCGGGATATTGCCACAACAAGTAATTGACAAGATGATGAATGACAGATTCAACCAGCAACAGCAAGATCAGCAACAACAGAATGAACCAACGAATCAATCCTCTCTGGATGACGATAATCCGGAAGAGGATTTTTATATGCACAATTTACGCAAGAAAAAACTTGAAATTTTAAACAAGGAGGTCATGTGATCATGACAATTATTGAAATGCGTGAAAATCGCGCAAACCTAGTAAACCAAGCGCGTGAGTTAGTGACGAATGCAGAAAAAGAAAAAAGGGATTTTAATCAGGAAGATCAGCAGCAGTATGACCGCATCATGAAAGAAGTTGATGAACTTAAAAATAAAATTGACAGGGAAGAAAAACTGTCTGCTCTGGAAAACGATTTGAATGAACCGGTCAATCAGCCACATAAAACGCAGCCGAAAGACCAAAACAAAAATCAAAAGCAAGGACGGGCATCTGATGAGTATAAAAATGCGTTCTGGCAGGTATTCCGAAATGGCAAAGAATCGTTGAATCATGAACAGGTAAATTTGCTTATGGATCCACAAATCCGCAACCTCGCTGTGGGAACGGATGCCAATGGCGGTTATTTGGTACCGGATGAATTTGAACGTCAAATCATCAAAGGACTGGAAGAACAAAATATCATGCGGCAGTTGGCAACCGTTATCACAACATCCAGCGGCGCTCGTGAGATTCCCGTCGAGACCGATTACGGCACAGCTAACTGGATGGGTGAGAAAGAGCAGTACACCGAAAGTGAAGCAACGTTCGATCAGGAAACACTAAACGCATATAAGGCAGGTACGATCATCAAAGTATCTGAAGAATTGCTGAACGATTCTGCATTCAGTATTGATAACTATGTTGCCGGCGCATTCGCAAAACGTTTCGGTAATTTGGAAGAAGCGGCATTTGTTAATGGTGATGGGTCCAACAAACCGACCGGTGTTGTGCAGTCGGCGCAAGTAGGGCACACAACAGTAGCTGGACAAGTTGACGGTCTGATTGCTGATGACTTTATCGAACTATTTCACAGCTTAAAGCGCCCGTATCGTCGTAATGCTTCTTTTTTGGCAAATGATGGGACGGTTAAAGCGGTTCGAAAAATCAAAGACAATGACGGTCAGTATATTTGGCAACCAGGTCTGCAAGCAGGTGAACCGGACCGCATTCTGGCCCGTCCGGTTTATGTTGCTGATGATATGCCGGCACTTGGAGCAGGGAATAAGCCGATTGCATTCGGTGACTACTCGTACTACTGGATTGCAGACCGGCAGGGTCGCGTAATGCAGCGATTGAATGAACTGTATGCCGCAACCGGTCAAGTTGGTTTCCGCATGTTCGAACGTTTAGACGGTAAACTGATCCTGCCCGAAGCGGTACGAGTATTGCAGAGCGCAAGTGAATAACGAGAGGCTTTAATGCCTCTCTTTTCTTATGAAGGAGGGGGAAATATGCCGGATATAAATCAATACTCTCCACAAAGCGGCAGAGTCATCGGCGAAGATGGGCAAGTTTATAATGTCGTTGATTTGCTACAAAATGCTGGTGGAGGTGGTGGCGATATGCTCAAAGAAACTTATGACACAAACGATAACGGAAAAGTAGATTCGGCAGAAAGTGCTGACAATGTAACTTGGTCAGGTGTAACGGGAAAACCGTCAACATACCCGCCTGAAAGCCACAGCAACCATGCCGTAAGCGATGTATCAGGTTTGCAAGCAGAATTAAATGATATCAAAAGTCGTTTGACAGCACTGGAAGGTGGTGGCACTTGATGAAAGTTAGAATGTTAAAATGCATGGCCGGTGAAAACGCAGTTAAAAATGTCGGAGATGAAGTTGACGTAAAAAAGGAAGTTGCTGAAGCGTGGCAGGAAGCAGGCATTGCTGAAATAGTTCAGGAAAAGAAGCAAGGTGGAAAGAAACAAGGTGATAAGTGATGCATTTAAAAGTTATCACTGAAGCAACTGAATCAGCTGTCAGCGTCGATACCGTCAAAGATTACTTACGCATTGACTACAGCGATGAGGATATGCTGATTCAGTCTATGATCGGTGCTTCAGTTAGTCATGTGGAAACATTTATCAGACGATCACTTGCACCGAAAACATACGAATTAACGTGCGAAGTATCCGGGTTAATCAAACTGCCAAATCCACCTGTCACAAGCATCGAAAAGGTAACAATTGGAGGCCACGCTATAAATGATTATATGAGAGTTCCGTCTGAGCCAAATGTATTGGAAATTCCTTGTGATGATAAAAATTTAACGCTGGAAGTCCAATACATCGCAGGTTATAACAAACTTCCAAAACCAATCGAACAGGCTGTTTTGTTGCTAATTTCCCATTTCTATGAAAACCGGGAAGCGGTTATTGTCGGTACATCGGTTGTTAAGATGCCGTTTTCAGTTGAAGCGTTGCTTTATCCTTATAAGGGGTGGTTCTAATGCGGCCTACCAGACCGGGTAAATATCGGCATGTGGTATACGTACAAAATAGGGAATCAACCCGCAATCCCGACGGACAATGGACTGAATCATGGGTAGATTTCAAAAAGAAATTTGCTGATAAAAACCCATTAAAAGCTAGTGAGTACTTTGAAGCAAAAGCAGTTAATGCTATCCAAACCGTTAATTGGAAAATGCGCTATGACGGTTCGGTCGATGAAGCCATGAGAATAGTGGAGAAAGATAAACAAGATAATATAAAGCAAGTTTACGAGATCCAAGGCATCTTAGACATGGAAGGCTTGAATCGTGAAATGGAAGTCATAACCGAGGCGGTGGTATCCAGTGGGAGCTGATATGAAATTAAATGTTCGCAATAAAATCAGTCAGCTTGGAAGATCAGGAAAAATTGCGGAAGGTCGTATCCTAAAAGAAGCTGGCAACAAATTATCGGAGGGCATATCCGACAATATTAATCGTTCAAGTATCAATAGCGCTGGTTACGTCCATCTACAGGATGCCATAAAAGTAGGTAATGTACGGACGAATGGTTATGGCGAGCGCAGTGTGCAAGTTGGTGCGTCGAAAGATAAGTCTTATATCCTGAAGTTCCTGGAACTAGGCACATCCAAAATGCCAGCCCAGGCGCCGATGGAAAAAGGCATCGCCCATACAAATGATGACGTGGCTCGGGTGTTATCTGACGGATATCAAAGGATTTTGCGCCTATGATTAATTTAAAAGACGATATCTTACAAGCGCTTGAGACCAACACTGATTTGACTGCTCAGCTTGATTTTTACAGAGGATACCCGGCCATATTTCCGAATAAAACACCTGCTAACCAGGACTTTGACACGTATATAATCTATCAACTTATCAATAACGTTGACATTGATTATGCCGATAATAAGGCGTTAAGAGAGTACGTCCAATATCAGGTATCTGTATTTACTAAACAAGGATCAATGACCAGTTTGGGCGAAGAAGTCAATTGCTCCATGCAGTCATTGGGCTTTTTTAGAACGTACATCGGAGAAATGTACGAGTCTGATACAGGTTACACGCACATTTCCACACGATGGAAAGTTAAATTAGAGAAGGAGGCAAAATAATGTCATATGCAGTAGGATTAAAAAGTTTCCATGTAGCAGAATTGATGTCAGACGAAAAAGGAGCAGGGACTACTTACGATGAAGTCCAAGAACTCTCCGAAGCTATAAGTGCGCAAATTGAGCCGCAAGTGGCATCTGGTTCACTGTATGGAGATGATTCGGTTGTAGACACCGCAAGTAAATTTAACTCGGCTACAGTCACCATAAACACAACGAGACTCCCGGCAAAGGATGAAGCTATACTACTTGGCAGGAAAGTGGAACCGGATGGAACTATTGGCTCGAAGGGAACTGCCCCCTATTTGGCTTTTGGGTATGAGGTTACGATGAGTGACGGTTCTTCCGAATACTGGTGGTTGTATAAAGGCAGGTTCCAAGAGCCTTCCCGCACCAATAATACAGGCAATGATTCCGTTGAATATAGCACACCAACAATCGTTGGAACGTTTATTCGACGGAAGTCAGACGGTGAGTGGAAGCGTAACGGCGCCGATGGAAATGATGGATTCAACGCAGGGGATACGTGGTTTGATGAGGTTTACGAACCAACTGCAGGGGACGGTACGACATAAGAGCAGGCACTAGGCTTGCTCTTTTTCTTTACATAACTAGGAGGTGAAATTGTGGACAAAGAGTTAAAACATGATCTGCAACATAAACCAAAAGCGGTCACATTTACATTAGATAAAGAACGAAATTTTATTTTGGATTTAAACGCCTACTCAGAACTGGATTTATTGTATGATAATAAAACTTATCATGACATTGAACGTGATTTATTGAAAATGCGGCCATATGCTATACGCGCATTCATGTGGGGCGGTATGGTGCACGAAGACCGGGAATTGACACCTGATTTTATCGGGCAATACATTGACGTTACCAACATTCAGGAATATGCTCAACAAATTTATCAAGCTATTCTGAATGATAAGCCGCAGCAAGCAAAAGATGAGCAGTCTGACAGCGACGGCAATGGTAAAAAAAAGTAAACGAGAAGTATGACTGGGAATCTCTTTTGGCTTTTTATACAGACATTTTAAAAAAAGATGACGATGAGTTCTGGCGCATTAGCATGAGAAGGCTGAACGCTCTTTTTACGTTGCATTTTAATAAAGTCGATCGGATTGAAAAGCAAAAACAAATGGACAAGCAAAATAAGGCGCTCGAGCAAATGCGGGCGTTGTAGGAGGTGAGATAAATTGACATTTAATGTAGTGTTCAAACACGGATATGAAGATCTCCGCATCGAAAATGTTAAACACATAGTTTATGACGACGATAAAGTCATGTTTATAGATAAGGAGGAGTCAACCATAGCAATAGTCAATCCCTCTGAGTTTGTTTACATCGGACGCGAGTAAGCACAAGAGAGAGATGTGAAAGGCAGGTGAGAACACGTGGCAAACCGTGAAGTAATTGCTGATTTAGTCGCGCAGGTATCCCTGGATGGGGCTAAATTCCAACAGGGCATGGGCAAGGTCAATCGAGAATTAAAAACGGTGCAGGAAGAACTGAAAACGGCAAGAAGTCGTTTTCGGCGAACTGGAGACAGCACAGACTTCCTTGGCCGAAAGTCAACAGCGCTATCCAGTAAAATAAAGTTACAGAAATCACAAGTTGATTTGTTGAGCCGATCATATCGGGAATCAAGAGAAAACAGCGGTAAATTTAGCAAAAATACGCAAGATCTTGCAAGGCGTTTGGAACGTGCCAACCGTGAGTTATCTGAAACTGAATCAGAACTAAAAGACGTTAACCGGGAATTAAGAAATCAGCCCAATAAATGGCAGGAGATAGGGAGAGACGCCCAATCAGCTGGCGACAAAATGATGACAGCCGGCCGAAATATGCGGCGATTCGGGCAGGCGTATACGATGGGCGTGACAATGCCGATTGTTGCAGGAGCGGCGGCTGTATTTAAAGCGTCAATGGATTTTGAAACGGCCTTTACTGGTGTTGAAAAAACGGTAGACGGAAGCAAGGAGCAGATGGATGAGTTAAAGCAGTCTATTCGTGACATGGCACTGGAAATACCATCTTCCACAGATGAAATTGCAGGTGTTGCTGAAGCAGCCGGGCAGTTGGGCATTCAAACTGAAAATATAAAATCCTTCACACGCGTTATGGTTGATTTGGGCGAGTCAACAAACTTATCTGCCAAAGAAGCCGCGACACAAATGGCCCGTTTTGCAAACGTCGTCGGCATGAGTCAGGGTGACTTTGACAAGTTAGGTGCAACGGTCGTTGACCTAGGAAATAATATGGCTACAACCGAAGCGGAAATATCAGAAATGGCTTTGCGTCTTGCTGGTGCAGGTAATCAAATCGGACTAAGCGAATCGCAGATATTGGCATTTAGTTCAGCACTGTCCAGTGTTGGTATTAAGGCTGAAGCTGGTGGATCTGCATTTAGTCGTGTCATGGTGGATATGGCAAATTCAGTTGCGAATACAGATGACAAGCTATCAACATTTGCCGAAGTCGCTGGAACAAGCGCTGATGACTTTGCAAAGTCTTTTGAAGAAGATGCAGCGGGCGCTTTAATGGATTTTGTCAGCGGTTTAGGCGAAATGTCGTCCGAAGGCGAGAACACATTCGGTGTTTTGGAAGAGCTGGGATTTTCTCAAATCCGTGTGCGTGATGCCCTGTTACGTGCGAGTGAAGCAAGCGGCGTATTTTCCGATGCACTTGATATCGGTTCAGATGCCTGGAAAGAAAATACAGCCCTCACTGAAGAAGCTGAGAAGCGGTACGAAACAACGGAATCACAATTGAAAATGCTGTGGAATCGCATAAAAGATGTAGGGATCACACTCGGAAATGCACTAGTACCTGCTGTCATGGATGCCATAGAAGCTGCCGAACCGTTTATACAAAATATAGAAGACGGGGCAGAAGCGTTTTCCGAAATGAGCGAGAAACAGCAACAATCCATTTTGAAAATGGTCGGGTTCGCCGCAGCTATCGGACCGGCTTCTATTGTGTTAGGCGGGCTTACAACCACAATAGGCGGAGTTGCGAAAGCATTCGGAGGTTTAGCTGGCTTGCTTGGACGAGCGGGCGGAACTGGTTTACTTGCTCGTATTGCAGGTTTGGGAGTGTCAGGGCCTGTCGGTCTTGCCATTGCTGGCGTTGGTGCATTAGGCGGTGTTGTCTACGCCCTAACAAGAGACAGTGAAGACCTCAACGATGTCAATTGGGATGTTGTTGAAGGTATGCAAAAAGAAGTAGAAGAGACCGATAACCTCATAGGCCGTTTTGAAGAACTTGAACGCAAAAACAAATTATCAAGTGATGAAATGCTCCGGTACATGGATATACTGGATGAACTGTCGCAGACAAACAGCAAACAAGAGATCGAAAAACTGAAGAACGAGCAGGAGAGGCTTTTAGAGAAATCCGGACTGACCAATGAAGAAATGCAAGAATTTCTCGACTTGAACGATAAGGTTATTGAGAAGGCCCCGACTACTAAAAAGGCTATTAGTGAAGAAGGAAACGCTTATGCCGAAAATCTGTCTGCATTGAAAGAATTGAACGAGGAAAAACGTAAAGAAATGCTGATAACAGCAGAGCGCGAACTCGAAAAAGCGCTCGAAAATGAATCTTCATTAATGAAAGAACAAAAGGAACTTGTATCTGATATCAAGCGGCTTGATCAAGAAATTATGGAAAACAAGGATAAGCGCATCGAAAAAGATGCCGAAATCAAGGAAGCGCAACAAGGTCTGAAAGATATACAAGGTGAGTTGCTTGAGCTGGAAGGTCAAAGCGGGTCTGAAGCAGCTGCCAAACGTGCCCAGTTGAAAGAACAGGAAAAAAATCAGAAATTACTTGTCGAGGGTTTAAAAAGCGAGAAAGAACAATTGGAAGTCGTACAAGATAAACTTATTGCTAAATTTCAAAAGAAAAACGACGATTTGGAATTAACCCGTGATGAAATAGCTGAAATGGACAAACTTAAATGGGATTACGAAGAATTGATTCTCGCTCAAGCTGGTATCAATTCTGAAAAGGGTAAAGGGCTCGAAAAAATTGATACTACGATCTCAAAGCTGGAAGAGGAAAAACAAAAGCTAAAAGATCAGACGCCTGTTAGTCAACGCAATACCGGAGAGTATCAGGATCAAGTTGACGAAATAAACAATCAAATCGGCAAGCTGGAAGGTGCTCGCAGTAAGCTAGAAGAAGTGAACGATTTAGCTGGACAGACTGTATACGATAAAGAAGTCAACTTGTCAGTCGATCCAACAGCCGCAGCCATAGACCGCGCATTGGGTCAGACAGTTTATAAAAAAATAAAAGCGGATGTACAGGGCAATACATTTGCGCAATATGGTCTCAGTTACAGCCCTTATGCAGAAGGTACTGACTATCATCCCGGCGGCCTAGCGCTCACTGGCGAAGAAGGCCCCGAATTGGCCCGGTCAGGAAGTCGTTGGTCCATGCTTGATTTTGGTTTACACGATTTACCACGCGGGACACAAGTATTTACGCATGATGAGTCCAAACGGATTATGAGTGCATTAAATAATATGCCGGGATATGCGCGAGGTGTGAGTCCATCAGGTGAGGCTGACAGGGTTGTTGGTAGTTTGAATGGACAGGTGCGACAGGACAGTCAACCAATCGTCCTCGAAATGCACATAACAAATGAAATGGACGGTCGGGCAGTTGGTAAAACTGTGGAAAAACATGTTACTGATTTGCAGCAACGTAAAAGCCTCAGGAAAAGGAGGGCGCCGCATGCTAAACTACATGACGTTTAATAATACGCGCAATACCAATTTCCCTTTATTGCAAGGCAGAAAAAAGGCGCCTTTTTTCCCTTTAAATCGTACAATCACAAGCTATGCCGGTGTTCATCGATTAAAGAAAACAGAAAAAGGGTTATTATCCATATCGCAACCAATAGGTTTTATTGTAAAAAATGACGAGCATGCACTGCAATTAAAAGATGAACTGTCTAACTGGCTTGTCACTGAAAATTGGGCGCCATTGCAGTTTGATAATGAACCGGGTAGGAGATATACAGCGGTTGTGCAGAACACTCTGGACGATTTTGAAAAATTCGTTGACCAGCGAAGTGGTACGGTTCAGTTCGTTGCAAAGGATGAACTTGGTGATAAACGCACTGAAACAATCAACACAACCAACACCACAATCCAAGTGACCGGCCAAGCCGAAACACCCTGGGCAACCCAAACAACATTCGGCATAGATGCTGACCAGTTTGTCCTAGAAGCCAACAACGGCCTATACGTACAACTGGATTATAACTTTATACAAGGCGATGTACTCAAAATAGATTATAAGTATCGGAAAGTCACACTGAACGATGAATTACTGATGACACCGATTAGCTTGCAGACAAACTGGCTGCCGTTGACCCCCGGTTATATGCAGATGAAAGCCAGTCATGAGACGGAAATATCATACAGCGAACGCCATTATTAAGGAGGTAGTTATATGCCACGAGTAGGTAACACGCCGGGGAGGTTATTGCGAGAAACAAACGAACAAGAAGGCACGATTCCTGGATTCACACCGCAATTTTTTGATAAAGACGGTTATCCGCACGAAGTTAGACCAGACGACCCATACCCCACAGGTGATTACGGTATGACAGAAGGGGGCGTTTGGGTGCCAAAAAAAGTGTCTGACGATGGGACGACACTTGCTCAACTAACTGGGAGTTATGTTGAGGAAAAAGTGATTGATGCAGTAAGCGTTCCTGCTGGAGAAGCAACGGAAGCCAGACTTCATAATTACAAAGGTGAAAGATACGCTTGGTTTGGCATTTATATTGATGTGAGCAATTGGTCATATCGTCAAATGTCAACGCCGTTCGGAAATTATTATGAAAATGGTATAAGTTATCCGGTAGCCGAATACGAGAGCGTTTCAACGGATATAAACTATGCTCCGTATTTATTAATACCGCAGATGTCGTTATACAGTTCAACCGAAGACCTTAAAGCCTCTAATTTATCAGAGGCTATTGAGCTTTATCCTAAACTTGATTTCCATTTCAGAATTGTAAATCATGCTGAAGAAACAGCAACTATATCTGTGTATGTAATGAGGATGTATTGATATGTCTAATCAAAATGAAATAATTAAACGGGTAAATCTAATATATGAGGAAATTAAAGAAAATAAAGAATCTATCGAGGAAGTAAAAAATGAAGTGTCGATGTTCGAACTTATCAGCGAATACAATCAGAGACATGAAAACAAAGAATTAATTGGTGGCAAGTGGGTGAGGGAAAACATATCCGAATTATCCAATTTGCCATAATCCGATACTCAACTAACTGTTTGTCTAAAGTGGCGAAAAGTTGAGTATAAAAATGAAGGGGATAGAAACGTGACGATATATATTGTGGTATCTTTTCTTGTTGGCTTATTGTTCGGTTTTATAATTAGAGAGCAAACTTATTAAGGGTGTTCAACAATAACGCTCTTTTTTTACGCCTTATTTTAGGAGGTGAATCAATGCGCAATCTCATGCAAGCAGGCGGCTCATTCATCGGCACAATGGAGCAATTCGAGTTCAACACGCCAGACCGCCGAGCAAGCACAGAATTATACATCTTCTCACAAGACGACGTAATACTGGCTATCCTATCGCCAGAAACCGGTCTAAGAGAAGCGCCGTACCGCGAGGAATTGAACCAAGTCGCTGATACGCCATTTAGTTTTACGGTCGATGCCGACACCGAACAATCGCAGCATATCCGAGAAGAAAACCAGGTCGTATTCCGCGACAAGAAAGGCGACTTACAGCTTTACGTCATCAAGGAGTTAGACCAGGTTGACAATGTAGATGGCCCGCAAACAACCGCGATATGCGAACCAGCCTTTATGGAAATCGCGGAACACATCGTTGTTGACCGTCGTATGGTTGATGATACGGCAGATGTGGCAGGTAACGCAGCTGTAGATGGCACTCGCTGGGAATTTAAATTAGAGGTTGATCTTGGCCGTGCAACAACAAACTTTTATTACATTACATCTGTAGATGCGATATGGAAAATCATCGAAGTCTGGGGCGGCGAATTTAAAGCGGTTGTCGAATATGACAACAAAAACAACGTTAATCGTCGTGTTATCAAGATACTTGCCCGCCGTGGTGCTGATAAAGGGCACAGGTGGGAAATCGGTCATAATATCCAAGAAATACAGCGTACTGTGCTGTCTTATCCTGTTACGGCTATGTATGGTCGCGGCGCATCATTACAAACGGAAGGCGGCGGCAATACGCGTTATATTGACTTTGCTGACGTTAAATGGTCTAAGGCTAACGGCGATCCCGTGGATAAACCGAAAGGCCAGAAATGGGTGGGCGACCCGGACGCATTGCAGAAATACGGACGACAGTATAAGGGAAAATTGTTGCACCGCGAAGCGATATTCAGTAATCAGGACTATGAGGATAAAATTGAACTTCTTCAAGCCACGTGGGATGCTGTGCAGAAGGCAAAAGAACTCGAAATTAATTACGGTTTATCCGTGCATCTACTCGAATTTTTAGCGGGTTATGAGCACGAACACGTCGAATTAGGCGACACCAATCAGACGGTTGACCGCAATTTCAGTCGTCCAATCGAAATTGAAGCGCGCGTGATTGCGCTTGAATACGACTTACTGGACATCGAAGGAACAGCACAAGCAGAATTAGGACAATTCCTGACCATATTAGATGATGACCGATTAGATCGCGTTATTGAAGAAATAAACGATAACCGCCCGAATTGGGACGTGCCGCAGATTGACGAATCGAATTATCCGGATATTAAACCGGAAACTCCGCAGAATGTCAAGGCGGTAGGAGCATTTCAGACAATCCAACTATCGTGGGATTATGACGAGTCACTGTTCGTTAAGCACTACGAAGTGTTCGGCAGTCAGTTACCCGATTTTGTTCCGGATTCTTCTAATCTATTATGGCGCGGGCGAGTGAGCGGATTTGCACATCAAGTCAAAACAGACCAGGTTTGGTACTATTACGTGCGTGCGGTCAACTATCATGGCACGGCATCGGATTACAGTGTGAAGATAGAAGCGTCCACAGTGCGGATTATGAGTGACGACATCCTGTTTGGCGAGGGTATTGCGTCTGAATTACGGGGGTTATCCAAAACTGCCGGGATATTGGCGCAAGACACCGTATCATTCGATAAATTAAATTCGGCTGTTAAGAATTTAGACGGTACTCGAATAAAAGGAGATTTAATTTCTGTCGACGGTACATCGTATATTGCTGATGGCGTTATCGGTAATGCCGCGATAGCAAATGCTGTGATTGACAAGGCGCACCTGCGGAAAGCAATCATTGATGATGCCCATGTAGACGAATTGACAGGCAAGAAATTTAAAGCACATTCAATAGATGTGGATAAACTAAACGCAACTACATTGTCGGTTATTAGTGCTGATTTAGGTACGGTTACGGCAGGGGTATTACAATCAAGTAATGACAATACAGAGTTTAACTTAAACACAGGTAATTTACACATGAGCAACGCCGATATAACATTCGGCAGTGGAGCTTTTATAGACTTCACATCAAGTGGCAACAAAGTAACTTATGAGCATGTGGGCGACGGGGTTTACAGAACGGCAGGGATTGGCGTTGGAACATCCATCAATGCTAAGTACCCTGTTATTTATATGGGAACTACCGGAACGTACAAGGAAGACTTCGGAGCGCAAGATGAAAAATATTTTACCGGATTCATTTCAAACACAAATAGAAGAACATTGGAAGACGATATAGGTAACTCTGTTGTGGGTAGAGTTTTCCAGATACGAGATGAAGCTGTCGGTTATAGCAGGGGTTTCCATTTTGACGTAGCCGGAAGTTCGATGTCGATGAATCCGATAAACGGAAGGTCATATGACTATGACTTGGGTGAAACAGCTAACTCTTTTCGCCACTATTATACAAAGGGAAATATTTACGCTGATCAATTTCTGGATATTCGTTACAGACATAACACATCAAAGGGGTGGAGAATCGAAACTGAATATGATGGGTCTGGTCGCGGAATTACGTTAGTAGGACTTAACGGTGATGAATACAACTACAACATTGGCGCAGAGGAGTCTCGCAATTGGATTACGCATATATGGACGAGAAACCTGACATCCAAATATATTAACTCCGATTATGTCAATGGAACGGTCGTAGGAACATCAACTAAGGATGCTAAAATGAACATTGAAGATTTAGATGGAAAACAGGCATTTGATTACTTCGACATGATGGATATTAAAACGTTTTACTATAAAAATTCCGATTACACAAATCCATACAACAAGAAAGTAAGTCCAGTAATTGAACAATTAGATCCAGTTTTAGCTAATTTATATAAGGCAACAGACGATGGTCTTGATATAAACAGTAATTTATTCCTATTAGTAAGAGCGTTTAAATATTATGTAAAGACAACGAATGAAAGACTAGAAGTATTGGAGGGTAAATAAATGGAGCAAGACATAAACAAGGTATTAGATAACTTATCAGCGGAATGGGCGCAAGATGCAGCGAATGCCAAACGCAAGATTGCTATACTGCAAGAGGAAAATCGGTTGCTAAGAGAAGAAAATGAACAATTGAAAGAAGGTAAAGAAGCGGACGCCGAATAGGCGTTTTTTTATGCAGAAAAAGCGAGGGAGCCATTCCTCCCTCTGGCCTGCCACGGGGTACATGGCAGGTTATTTATATGGTACGATAACTATTTTATTAATTGCGGGGGTCTTACATGAATTTCCCTCCTGATTGGAGGTTCGAGAGTGGGTGAACAAAACGTGGAACTCATTGAGCAAAACGTGCAGCACATTTCAGAGGATGTGCGGGCACACGGAAAATCCATACGAAACCACGAGTCACGCATCTATCAGCTTGAATCGAACATGCAGATGACGCAACAAAGTGTTCAGCACACGAATGAAAAAATAAGCGATTTAACAGCAAGCTTCAAAACGCTTGAACAAAAACTTGACCAAGACCGGGAAGACTTACAGAAAGACCGAGAAGAAAGACAACGAAACGAAATTAAACAGTTAGAAGATTATAAACATTCTGTATCAACGAATATGTGGAAAATCGGCGGCACTATCGTTGCAACGATTGTTGCAGGTATGGTCGCTGTTATTTTATGGGGAGGTATTTAAGTGAAAAAAGTAAATTGGAAAGTGCGTTTACGCAATAAAAAATTCTGGCTGGCACTCATTCCGGCCGTCATATTGATTGCCCAAATTGTAGGTAGTTGGTTTGGTTACGAGGTTCCGGCTGACGTGATTAATCAAGAAGTCGAAAAAGCGGTCAATGCGATATTTGTTGTATTAGTCATCCTGGGCATTGTCAATGATCCCACAACGGACAATAAAGGCGTATCAGATAGTAAGCAGGTCATGACTTACCGCAAACCTAGAAAGGACGTGAAGTAATGAATATCAAACAAGATATCATCCCAGGCTTAGACCAACCGGCTTTGAATGCTGTCAAAATTGTTGTCGCCCATGAATCGGGTAACCCAAATAATACGGGTCCCGATTCGCTTGAAAATGAGATTAATTATATGAAAAACAACTGGAATAGGGGGGCGAAAGCATACACATCTCACTGGGTAGGTGGCGGTGGACGTATTGTCCAACTGGCAGAAACAGGCAAACGTCAAAATGGAGCCGGATGGCCTGCTAACGGTATTGCATATGCACACGTTGAACTAGCACGAACGGACAGCAAAGAGACGTTTAAAGAGGACTATAAAGCATATGTGGGGTTACTACGCCATTTAGCTAAAGAGGCAAATCTACCCGTAACCTTTGATAGTAATGATGATAAAGGCATCAAGTCGCATGATTGGGTCCGTAAAAATTTAGGCGGTACTACTCACACAGACCCGTTTGCTTACCTTGCTTCACACGGGGTTGGTAAATCCCAATTTGCACACGATGTGGAAAATGGGATTGGCGGTGAAGTTGAAGTTAGCGAACCTAGCACGAATAAATCAATCCTGCAGATGGCCAACGAAGTTATTAAAGGGTTGCACGGAAACGGTCATGCAAATAGACGGGTATCCTTAGGAGTTAATCAGTCTGTTTATAATAAAATCAAATCCGAGGTTAATAGGAAGCTAGGAGCCTTGGACAGAAGTATTTCAAAAAATCCCGCTTCATTTCACTACAACCTATTTTTATGTAAAAAAATGGAAATGATTTAAAAAAGGGTATGCCAAATAAGCTTCACGTTTATGTCAT